GTTGTGCGGAGATATCTTGGTGACGTTACCCGCTTCATCCTTCACGTGTACTTCAGATGAACTGCTATCGTCTTTGGCATATATCCAACTGAAGTTAGCACCATGTGTGGGGTCACCTGACTGGTTGTCCAATCTTATTGCACCCATCCTTGATGTTGACGTTGCATCCGTAGAATAAAAAGCGTAACTGTTTGTTGCGGTTGCGTCACCTTCGTACCAATAACCATACACGTTGGTAATGGTTTTGGTTCCACCGCCAAATATATTTGAATCATTTGCCTTGAAGTGATAAAAATCTGTGATTGACAAGTCGCCTGGTGATCCACCCGAATCATCGTATCTGTCTATTCCAATTGAATTGTATGCCACAAAGTCTGTGACCGTAACATCACCTGTATTTTGTCCTACTTCAAAGTATGTTCCTATTCCTGTTCCACCACCAAGTGTGAAATTGGCTGATGTTGTGGGATAGATTGAAACACCATAGTTTCCACCCGATGCGTTCCCCAATTGAACATTTGATGATGTCGTGTTACGGAGATTTATGAAACCTTCCAGCGCCATTGGACCTCTGCTTCTGTATTGGCTGGACGTGGCCGTTGAATTTGAACCATTCATGTCAAAATTGATTGACATTTGGTTCCTCCATCTGTCATTGGAGTTTGAACTGGTCTGTGATCCCCTAAGTTTTATGTCCTGCACGATCATGTTTTTGTATGCCCTGTTGCCATCACCTATGACATCATCGAAATCTTGGTAGTATAAGATGTTAGCATTACTAAATCTGGTATTGGTTGAATAGGTGCTGAACTCCCCACCATTTGCTGTCAATTGAATCTGTCCAGTGCCGTTGGTCTTGAAATATAAACTGTCGTTGGACCTGTGTGTCTTGATGCAGTTGTCTTGTAATTGTATTCCTGTTGTCGTTACATCACCATTCTGTAACGTGACACCACCAATCAAACTTTGCATGGAGTCTGGTGAGTGGAAACCGTATTCATTTCCTACCGTGAATCCTGATTGTGCGTTTGCTTTGAAGTGATAAAGATTTGTTATCGCGTCTGTGCCAGAACCAAATGCCTCTGCGGCAGAACTGAACACTCTGGCATCAGTGAAAGTAATCGTGCTTCCTGAGTTTGCCTCTGCTTCGATGGCCGCTTGGTTTGAAGCCGCCAATGATATGGTAAGGTCGCCAGTGCTTGATGTGTGGACAAACAATGAGTTGTTGTTACCACTTGCGTTGCCCAATGTTGAATTACCACTTGCACTATTGGTTACCTCTGTGGTCAGGAAGTTGGAAGGACCACGTGAGATGAAAGCATTGCTTGCCGTTGAATCTTTGCCGTTCAAATCAAGTACCATGTTAAGCACGTTTCTGAATCTGTCATTTGAACTTGAACTGTCTGATTGGCCGGAGTCTATCTTGTAATGTGATTCGATCCTGTTTGCATAACTTCTTGAACCAAACGTCGCCGCATGATCTTTGTGGAACAACACATTTCTAGTGTTATTGCCATGAGATGCGAATGTGCCATTACCTGCAATCTGCACCATACCAGTACCATTCGCTGATATCTCGAAGTCAGCGTTTGAACTGCTTGTGCTCATGCTGTTGCCTGAAAAACCTATATCTCCTGTTGAACCACCTGCGTTTGCATCTACGTAAGCCTTTATCGCTTTGGCTGATGCTAACGTGTCATCTGATCCTGACACACTTGAAAGGTCAGTGTCTAGAACACCTGACTTCAGGTCTGCCACATCTATGTTGGAAATACTGTTGCCAGTGCCCTCAACATCAAATGTTTTGTTTGTAAATGTAGTTGTTGAACTTGCTGTTACTTCGCCTGTGGCGTTGATGGTAAGCACACCTGCTGAATCTGTTGATGTGGTTACATTTGTACCACCTTGGACGTAAAGCGTTCCTTCTTCCGCAACCGTTATGGTTGCTGAATCATCTGCTACGAGATTGAATCCTTGTCCTGTCTTGTAAGCGAGACTGTTCCATGCCGTGGAACCATCTCCTATCTTGAATCTTGTTGTGTCTGACTCGTATCCGAACTCGCCCGCCGCCAGTGTTGGGTTGGCCGACGTCCAGTCGGATGCGGTATCACGTCTGAGTTGTATCTTTGTAGCCATTACGCTGTTCCTCCGTCTATGGTTGGTACTGATGTGTATGTTGAATCAGCAACTCCACCATCAATATTTATTGCTGTGGGATCACGGAAGGACAATACGCCCGATCCATTTGTTCCAAGCACTTGGTTTGCGGATCCATCCGCGTTTGGCAGTGTGTACACTGCGTTAATGTTGACCTTACCTGATCCTGCCGGATTCAATGTGATGTCAGCATTGGAAGGTGATATTATTGTAGAGCCAACAAACGTTATGTCTCCTGTGCTGGCCGAACCAACTCCACTTATTTGTGAATCAACATAAGTTTTGATTGCTTTTGCTGATGCTAAAGTATCATCAGATCCTGATACAGAACTGATGTTTGTGTCTAACACACCTGATTTCAAATCAGCAACATCAATGTTTGAAATACTATTTCCAGTTCCTTCTACGTCAAAAGTTTTATTTGTAAAAGTTAAAGTATCACTTGCTATGTTGGCATCTTGTGTATCAACATATGATTTCACACTCTGTTGCGAAGGTGGTCTTGTTGCTGAATTTGAAGACATGTCGTCTTCATCAATTAAACTTAAAGTGCTATCTGTGGCATTGATAGTTACAACACCTGCTGAGTCTGTTGATGTTGTTACATTAGTGCCACCCTGTATGTACAATGTCCCGCCACTCAATATGTCAACTGCGGCACTGTCATCTGCCACCACCTTGAATGGTGTTGTGAAACTTAATGTACCTGAACCGTTGGTTGAAATGACTTGTCCGTTGCTTCCATCAGGATAAGGCATGGAGTATTCACCATCATATAATTTAACACGTGCATTGCCACTGGCTGGATTGCCTGGATTCAAATTGATGTCGGTAGTCCTTGTGCCGTCGCCTGCTGTATTTGTTGTGGTGAAATTTATATCTGCGTTATTATTTCCTGCGCCATTAGAAACAATCATTAGGTCTTTACAGTCAGCGTCTGCGTTTGTTCCTATCACTGCGTGTGATGTTGCGGAGTTCTCATTGTAGATGTATACTCCCTGTACAGGACTTGACAGATTTCTATTTTTATATCTTAACTCAATCCTTGATCCTTTGGTATTGTCAGCGTCAAACGATTTCGTGCCTGCACGAAGTTGTAATATGTCTCCCGCGTTGGCGCTGGCTGGATTCAACGTAAACGTGCCAATATTGTGTGTCGCTGAACTTACTGTCCCCGTGCCTGATGAAGCAACCAGGTCTTGTAAAACAATATCACCTGTTCCTGAAGTCGCCAGTGTCAGGTCCGCATTGGAAGGAGAACTTATGGTGCTACCTATGATTGAAAGGTCTCCGGTGCTACCACTGTTCGCGTCTACGTATGCCTTTGTGGCGGCGTCCTGTGCTGACGCTGGATCAGTGACGTTTACAATCTTGTTTGAATTCATATCCAACTGTGCCCGGGATGAAACATTTCCAGTGCCGTTTGGATCAAGATCTATATCTTCGTTTGAAACGTCTGTTGATATTTTGTTTCCTTCTACAACAATACTGTTGTTACCCAATTTAACTGTGTTGGCCGCCAGTTCAATCCTTTGACTGCCTGACTGTAATATCAAATTACCCGTGTTTGTTTTAATTTTTGCCCCTGCGCCGGCATCAGTTGATGCCATGTTGAATGTTATAAATGGATCTGCGTTTGAATCCAATCCAATGGTCATGTCACTGGACGTTGAACCATCTGGGTTGAAAGGTATTTCTATGGCACTGAAGTTTGTTCTTCCTGCACCCGCGTTACCCTGCGGATTTCTAAAAAATATTC